AGAAGATCCATGACGAGATTAGGTCAGCTCTTTTGATGTCCCTTCTCCATGCACCTGTCATGTTCAGAGTTTGGATTCTTCGCAAGTTGTTCGGTGGGATCACAGGAAATCCAGGTACTTTAGCTTTCAACAACTTGATAGCGCGCCTTTTCTTGGGATCTGCTGTAGCCCGCTTGGCGGAAGATTTCAACCCCATGTTGTTCAGTCCTGCCGGTCTTCGACACCTTGTGATGGCGTCTCATCAAGGAGATGACATCATCGGAGCAATTCGTGCCGGTTACCCGTGGCTGTCAGGTGCATCCATTGCGGAAACTCTCATTCAATGGTCTGTCTTCATAACTCCTCCTGACAAGAAGGAGAAATGGGACGAGGCGAAGGTCACCCCCTTCACTGAATTGAGTTTCTGTGGTGTCACCCCAGCTCCTTGTGATTGGTTGCCTGGCATTGACTGGGTTGCAACCCCAGACATGGACAGTGTGTACAAATCCACCAAATGGATCAGAAACACGCAACCTCCTCTGAAAGCAGTCTACGACAACATGCTCAGCAATTGTTCTAGAATGTTTGGCTTTGGAGAGCGGATTTACTGTGACTATGTCGATGAAAGTTGCAGAACTCTGAAATTGGCAGGTGCGACGGACTACGTTTTCCCAAGTTTCCAGGAGGCAATCCTCAACTTTAGGAATGGTAACCCATCCTACATTGAAGAGGAATTTGCTTTCCCGCAGTGTGAAGATGAAGTTGTTGTCCCGCAATCTGCCCCAGGTTTTGCTTTTGTCGATCCAGGTCAGGAGTTTGAAGGTGCATCTGTGCCCATCGGAACACGTGCAAGAGCTGCTGTGTCCGAAAGACAGATGTCCATGTCTGACATTCTTTCAAGACCTCATCAGGTCGCTGAAGGCATTTGGGACAGTGGACTCACCCATCCCGCAGGAACGGAGCTTTGGTCAGCTAGCATTCCAGGAAGTTTGTTCTCCCAACAACATCTGCAACTGATCTCAATGTACAACTTCTTCACTTTCACGAGTGTGGATTTGACCATCCAGATTCAAACTACGCAGTTTCAATCTGGAAAGTTGACAGCAGTTGCATTCCCGCTCATGACGCCTGGTGAGGTTCTCGGTACGATGATCGGTTTCCCCCAAAGAGCTAGTTGGAAGATGCCCGCCAATCACTATGTGGATTTGGACGCAGGAG